TGCCAGATGTTGAGCCGCCGGATGCTCTCGCAGATGGACTGGATCGCTTTCGGAGAGAGCTCGCCCCACTTAATCTCCACGTTGCCGCGCCTCCCGCGCCTGCTTGATGGCCGCTACCAGGTCGCCGAGGGATCCGGTGTCGCCGCCCTCGCCGGTCTTGTCGAGTCCGAGCAGTTTCGCCCGGCGTTCCATAGACCGAATCACGCGATCGATCGCAGAGAGTTCGCCGTCGCTGATGTGTTTCCATGCCTTCTCTTCGAGTGCGTCGAGTTTCGCGAGCTCGAGATCGATGATGAGCCCTGCGATCTTCTTGCGCCCCTCTGCGGCCGCTTTCAGTTCGTTCTCAATATCACGCTGAACCTGGGACTTCGAGATCTCCAGCTCGTCGGCGATCGCGCGGATGGACCGCCCCGATGCCCGGAGTTCCAGGGCCCTCTCTCGCCGGGCGGCTGCCGGTATCTTCAGGGGTGCTGTTTTCGCTCCTTTCGCCCGGGATGCTATCCTCACCACCCCATGAGGTGTGCCGCGGTCTCCAAGCTGCCCGTGAGGAGGAGGACCGCCAGGACGATGATAATTCGTAACGCCCAGAACGCACCCTTGTAGTAGTGGTACTCNTGCTGCAGGTCCGCNATCAGCTCCGGNGAGAGGTCCTCTTTCGGGATCTCGCTGTANCCGAGCGGCCGGANCCGGGTGCAGGAATGGATNAGGCCNAACGCGAGCGCGTGGATCTCCTCGTAGACGTTGCAAAATTCGGCGAGGAGCGACGGNGGCTGATCGAGNAGGACGAGGTAGAGCGTCTCGCCNTCCTCAGCGACGAACGAGATNCGGCACTCGCCGGTCTCGGTGCTGATCTCNCCNCGGGTCCGGATATACCCCAGCNGCCNGAGGTGGGCGACGATANTCTCTGCCGTCCGACGTCGTTTTTCGAGGTCCCCCATACAATCAGGGGGATATACGGGNTCTNAATTTAAAAAACAGGGGCAAATTGTCTATTTTGACAGTTTTGACGGTTTTGACAGTGATTCATTATAATGTTCAATCAGATCGCGGATCACGTCGGATATAGTCGGTTTTCCCCACACGATTTTGAAATACGCAAGCTCGGCGGCGACATCACGATCAATATAGGGAGCCCGAACTTGTGTATTCGTGTCGTGTCCCTCTTGCACTGTCCCTTCGTCGGTCACGCGCTCACCACTTTGCAGATGTCGAGGGCCTCTTCGCGGACCGCTGCGACCTCGGCCTTCTGCGCGAGGTAGAGCCGGCCCGGGCGGTCGCCAGGGTCGTCTGAATGGACGCAGATCACCAGGTGCGGGGTCACGTCGCCGTCATCCCTTGACGGGACGATGTGGCCTGTCTTGCGGCGCGGCTCGCCCCGGAGGAGCGGGGCCGGGTCGGGATCCTGGAGGAGGGCGATCTCTCCTGCGTAGAGGAGATGGGCCGCATCGTCGGCGGTGACGAGGTGCTCGACCTCCTCTATCACCACGCGGAGCCCTCCACGGCCGTCCGGCCGGACGTTGCCTGGTGGTGGGGTCAGTGGGGACCGCCCCCGGGGCCACTTATCGTACCTCACGGCGGCCGAGAGGATCGCGTCGTATGCTCCCTCACAGGCATCTGCACACCATGCGGCGACTACGCTCGTCAGAACAGCAAGGACTGCAAGCACCGCCAGGACATACAGCGGGGCTTTTATGACCCGTGCCCGCAGCGTCATGGTCGCACCCCGAACACATCCCGCTCGCCCACGAACCCGGAGAACGTATGTCCGGCGATCGTGCAGGTGCACCAGAGCGTGCCCTCGTGCACCGAGCCGACGCGGAGATCTGAGAGGATTGGGGGCTCGCGCAGGCGGACGCGATCTCCTCGCTGGTAAGTCATGGCCGCTCGCCTCCGGGCTTCTTCGATCCTTTCTTCTTCCGGGGTTGTCGCCGTCCCTTCCGTGCAGGGGGGTCTTGTTGCTCTTCGCTCTCCTGATTTAGCAGAGCGACCTGTTCTCGCAATTCCTTATCCCTGCGCTCAAGATCGAAGATCTCCTCCCGGGCCGCTTCGAGGGCGAGGAGATCTTTGCGAGAGATGGTTATCAGGTCATCTTTAGGCGGCGGGGGGTTGAGTCTGTAAAACTCTTTCTCCATGTCTTCTGGGCACGGCATCTCAGTCGCCCCCCGTCAGCCCCGCTGCGAGGTTCTCCCACCTGCAGTCGCGGTACGGGTCGTCGACCTGGTGCAGCCGGTCACCGTCGACGAGATAGTATCGCCATCCCGCGAGGTCCTTGCCGGTGCACCGGTCCGAGTAGAGCCAGACCTGCTTCACGACTCCTGCAGGGACAGGGATGTCCTTCAGCCCGACCTTCTTCTCGTCGCCGAGGAGGTCGTGCTTGCAGAGGGTGGCCACCGCCTGCGGGGAGACGATCCGCGACTTGGTCCGCTTGACCTGGATGAGGAGGAGGAGGTCCGGCCGGGCGGCGTAGAGGTCGAACGGCCCCTTCGAGGCATGTGCCCGCCATGTAGCGAACCCCTGCTCCGCGAGGATCTTCCGGGCAGCGAGCTCGGGGGAGTAACCGCGATCGTAGTTGCGACCCACTCAGACCCCTCCCATCGGCAAAGTGAGTTTGTGAGTCTGGTGAGTTTGCTGTAGGCCACCCCTGTACAGTATATTTACTCTTCCTATTTTTTCCTCACACGTTGCTAAGTACTGTAAACTCACAAACTCACTAGAGAAAAAGAGATATCTAATAATATTAGATATCTCTGCAATCTGACGCTGAAGGAACCCTGAAAAAAAAGTGAGTTTCATTTTTTGGGTGAGTTTTGTGAGTTTGTTTCGGTCAAAATATTTTATGAGTTTGTGAGTTTTGTGAGTTTGTTTCCGCGTCCGCGCTGCTCCGCGATCCTGGTGGAATGAGTTTGTGAGTTTTGTGAGTTTGTTTCCGCTCTGAATGATTGTGTGTTTCATTCCCTCTCGCCTCCTTCCAATGTTGCCTGATCACAATCTATCGTCTGCACGATCACCCACTGTGTCGCACGTTGCACGCTCTTCCCGCGCCGGAGCATGAGGCCGGATGGGAACCGCCTCCCTTCCTGCCGGGCGAGAGTTTTCCCGCACACTTTGGCAAAGGCCCGATACGGATTCACGAAGGCGTCGGAGAGATCGTCCGGCAAGGTCTCATGGATCAAGGTCCGGAACGCCGTCACCTCCTTCACCTCCCGGTCGAGCCGGGTTTTGAGGTCAGAAGATGTCCACGGATGTGACCCGAACTCATCGAACACGGCGGACAAGAACCCCTCCCATTGCCGGAGGTCGGTGTCCCCCTCGAGGAAGACGTCCATCGCGTTTCCCATGAGCTCCGTGCCTCCAGCGTGCTCGAGGATGCCTCCGACGACGTGCCGCCATCCCTCGTATCCTCCGAGCGGCGGCACCCTCTCCGGCTCCGGGCACCCGGCCCGCACCCATGCGACACCGAGCGTTAGGGCAGCGGCGATCAGGCGGCCCCGGTTCTCCCGGATCCATTGCAGGAGATCGGGGTGCCGGAAATCCTCTCTGAGCCAGGGCATGGCGGTTTCAGCATCGATCCGACTCAGGATCACCCGACGAGCGAGATCCCCTCCGATTTGCACGTTGTTCCCGTTCGCGCACCACACCGTTCTCGCCGGCAGTGCGGCGTCCTCCGTGACGCCGAGGATACGGTCGCTCCACTCCCGGGCCGTCAGGAGCGACGCCAGGACATCCGACTTGAACTGCCCCTCCAGATTGTCCCAGATATGGACGGGGGCGCCTCCGCGCAGGATCGACATGATCCGCTTCCCCCACTCCTCTTTCGTCTTAGGGGTCACGGACGCCGGCGGGGTCACTCCTGTGATCGCCAGATACACCGCATTCTGCATCAGCGACGCACCGGACCCTGCCTGCGGTTTCGTCAGGAGCCAGCAGGGACACGGTCCAGAGATGATCGGCCGGAATACCCCGGTCAGGAACGCTCCGACCGCGTTCCACCTGCTCGCCTCGTCGACGAACGGGAAGTCCCAGATCATCTCCAGGATCATCTCCTTCGCGGCGGCGATATCCGCAGCGGTCGGGTCCGCCGGCACGGGGGCGAGCGTGAACCCGGGCTCCGGCATGAAGAACATCTGCGTCGCCGGGTCGTATCCCTCGGCCCCGTGGATCGAGCCGTCCGGGTGGAGGATCGGGGACGTCGCGATCCCCGCGAGCGGGGGCAACCGCCACTCGTCGTTCGGGCGCCCGAGGACGTCCCGAACGATCGAGACTGGCGGGTATTCCGGGATCTCCTTGATCGCTCCGTCCTTCATCACCTTGATCGAGAGCCAGACCGCTACTCGGTCCATTACTCCACGGAGCGCGTGCTCGGTGAGAGTCTGGATCAGGGGTCGCCCCTGCTCGTCTCGGCAGACCCGCACCGGCGCACCCGCACGATGAAAGATCCGGGGCGGGACGTTTGCCTCCGCGATCGCCCGGATGGCATCGGCCGTCACCTCGTGCATGTGGCGGTTCGTGAGCGTGATCGTCGGCCGGAGAACCTCGGCCTCCCGGACCTCTTCGGGCACCGGGGGCTCGACAGGTGCGGTAACCGGTGCAGGCACCTCGCGCTTCCCGCGCTCCCATTCCCACTCCTTGAGCTGCTCACCGTACCCCTGGGCCTCAAGGGCCTCGAAGACAGCCGGCCAGTGCCCCTGCAGGCATCCCGCCCGGGCATCCGCGCAATCGATGAGCCTCTCAGCGACCGCGAGCGCTTCCAGCGGTCCGCCTCCGGTATTGTGGCGCCGGCACCACCACTCTTGATTATCGGCCGATATCGTCAGGTTCGACCCGGTGTCGCTGCCGTGGATAGGGTGTGCCCCCTCGATCTCTCCGGTGTCCCGGACGGTCGGGTTATCGGGCGTCAGGAAGTCCGTCACCCGCAGGTCGAGGGCGTCCGAGATCGTGATGCTCCGGGGCGTCCGGGGGATCCTCGGCACCGTGATCTTCGGCTCCGGGGGCGTGCACGGGTCGACCACCATCGCCTTCAGCTCCGCCCACGGGATCTCCAGGAGCGGGGCATCATTCACGACCTCGTAGCGACCGCCGGAAGGATGAGTGCACCCGGGCCCCACGCAGA